GAGCAAATTGAATTGCAAAACACTGAAGAGTCTGAGGGTACAGAAGAGGGAGAATGAGTTTTTTCCAATCGGATATAGTTCAGTCTGAAATGAAAGAGATGGCTGAACTCCAAGATAAAATATATCAAAAGGTGTTTGCTTTTTCCTCGATGACTAAAGAGGACAAAATTGAACATGTTGAAATGTTGGAGCAACTACTAAAGAAACAGCAAATTCTTTATACCAGACTGAGCTTATCCGATGACCCAGAAGCAAAATTAATGAAAGAGAATATTATGTTTTCTGCTAAACAACTGGGTTTTCCCGAAGATACAGACTTGTCATATGTTTTCAGTAATATGACAAGTCTCATTGACAACATGAAACAATCTTTGAATGAGAGTTGACAACCAACTCAATTCATTCTATATTGAGGCTGCCTGATCCTCTTTCAAGCCAAAGGACACAGACCAAATACAAAAAATACGGAGAAACACATGTCATTTTCTGATCTTAAGAAGCAATCTTCTCTTGGTTCGCTGACCGCTAAACTGGTTAAAGAGGTTGAGAAGGTAAACAATTCTGGTAACAGTGGTACTGATGATCGTATCTGGAAACCAGAAATGGACAAGAGTGGTAACGGTTACGCTGTGATTCGTTTCCTTCCCGCACCTGAAGGAGAAGATCTACCTTGGGTCAAACTGTTCTCTCACGCATTCCAAGGACCTGGTGGTTGGTATATTGAGAACTCACTCACCACCGTCAATCAGAAGGATCCTGTTAGTGAACTGAATCGTGAACTGTGGAACAGTGGTATTGATGCAGATAAAGATACTGTTCGTAAGCAAAAACGTAAACTGTCTTTCTATGCTAACATCTATGTTGTAAAAGATCCTGCTAATCCTCAAAACGAGGGTCAAGTTTTTCTTTACAAGTTCGGTAAGAAGATCTTTGACAAGATCATGGATGTGATGCAACCAGAGTTTGAAGATGAGACTCCTATTAATCCTTTTGATTTCTGGGGTGGTGCTAACTTCAAACTGAAACTTCAGAAGAAGGATGGTTATTGGAACTATGATAAGTCTGAATTTGATCGTCCTAGTGCTCTTCTTGATGATGACGATGCACTGGAAGCAATCTGGAAAAAGCAACACTCTCTGAGTGCCTTTGTTTCTCCTGATCAGTTCAAGTCCTATGACGATCTTAAGAAGCGTCTTGACTATGTTCTTGGTAACAAGTCAACTCGTTCGACTCCCGTTCAAGAAGAAACTGAGTACGATAGTTATTCAGATGTTGAACAAAAGTCTGTGAGTGAAGAAGAAGTTATGCAAAAACTTGAGAACTCATATAAAGCATCTAAGAATGTTGAGTCCTCATCCTCTGTCGATGATGACGAGGATCCGATGAGTTATTTTGCTCGACTTGCTGACTCCTGATTCAAAATCGATCTTTGAAACCATTTTCCTGGGAAAAAATTTCCCAGGATTTTTTTTACGTGTAGAGTTTTATATTATCTCCTTTCACCAAACTATCAGAAACATATTGTGTAGATCCTTCTGGATAAGGCATAATTGTTTCAAGGTCATCTATAACTAGACCAACATATCTACCTTTCAAGACATAGATATTTCTTTTTTCATTTTGAATATTTGCTTCGTAGTCATAGTTTGTTACAGCATTAAGATTTGATGTAGTAATACTTTGTTTTAAACCAGCATCAAAGTATGTCACTGAAAAATTTGATGGAACTTCTAGTCCTCTTGGAATGATCGTTCTTCCAAGACTATCTTTAACGTCTCTTGTCTCATAATACTTCACTGACTGGATGGTCTCTTCATTACCATACTTGTATGTCAAATACTTATCAAATGAATCCTGAGTCATCGGCCACTCAGTTTCTACATTGACAATGTTATTACAAAGTAAGATTAGCCAATCAAGATTTGCATCTCCATAGAGATTATATGCAACATTATCTGGTCTATCATCGCCAATAATTTGATACTTTGTGAAGTAATTTAGATTTTGAAAAATGTCTTCTCTGAGTTTTGCTCTCTTAAATAAATTTTTTACTTTAGTATACTCTGAGATGTTATCATTATCTGGAGTACGATCTACGTATTCAAAGTTTGGAACGTAACTAAAATATTTTTGTGCCATTTTTAGTAACCCATATCCGTTGGACTATCACCAATCTCATCAGCATAATTAGGTTGTAACTCACTAAATGCTAAAGTTAAATCATAAGAAGTAAGTGAACCCGTAGAGTCAAATGTCATGTAGGTATTGTCTGGTGTATAATCAACTTGAAAATTCGTGAGAGCACAAGGTTTAAACTTATTTAGATATGGGTGTTGACCACCTTGTTTGTAGATATATTCAAGTTTGAATACTCTTGGCGACTTAAGAAATAGACCTTGTTCTGATCTTGATGCTAACATATTTCTCTTAAATGCTCTGATGATCTTTCTGATTTGTTCAGATTCATCTCTCGATCTTGGTGTCATTCTAAAATTGAAATTAAAAGTTCTCAATGTAGGACCATTGAAAAGTAACTCAAGATTTGGATTGACAACTTGACCTGTACTTCTTCCTTGAATGTTAGCACCTACTGCTTGTCCAGCAAAGTAAGCAGCAATGAATGGTTTTAGAGCAGGATCATTCAAACCTTTCTTTATATCATCACCAAGATTGGTAAAAGCTTTACCTAATTCATCTGCAGAGAAATTACCAATAGCACCAATAGTACTTGCTGCAAATTTTCCCAGAGTTGCTTTTATAGGATTCAAAGAATCATCAGCCCAATTTACAGCATTAGTTTCTGTAATCTTTGGTTGCATTGGTAACTGAATAGTCTCGTAACTAGTGTTTCCTAAATTCACATCTGCATCTTTATTACTAAATCCAAGACCAGATGGATTATAATCATATGCCTTTATCTGAATGTAGTCATACTCAAGACCTGGTGGTGGATCGTACAATGGATACTGTAATAATTCTTGTGTACCACCAACTGTTACTGTATCTGCATTCTGAGTGGAATTGGTATTGGGTTCTGTACTAGAATCACTTGTAGTAGATGTGGTTGATTGGTTAACCTCATCATCACCTTCTTCTTGAGGTTGTTCTTGTTCGGCAACTGTTTGTTCTGTGGTTGTCGATCCATCATTATTAACAGTCTGACCAGTGACAGGAGATTCTAAACCTGGTACTCCAGTAGTAAAAAATGCTTGTTGATTATGTTCTGCTACTTCAACACTTTCATAGTTGTCAGTATCGTTTAATACTTCTGCTCTATCTTCATTGAATAATTGATAACCCTCCGTAAAAAATTCTTTATTGAACTCTTGTTGGGAGAGTGTTTGTTGATTATTATTCCTTTGTGCTTGATTGTATATGTCTCTAAACAGTTGTTGATTTCCATAGGTCCATGTTGATCCCTCAGAAGTAGCTAACAAGGGAGCATTTTGACCAAGAGTTCCTTGAGACCTTAGTTCTATAATACCAGTTGATGTGTCTGTATATTCTACTACAGTCAGACCATTCCAGTCTCTTACTGTTCTTATGACTGCCATTTAACTATGAAGAGGTCCATTTAGATATTTAGTTTAAATTTTTGATATGGAATAGATCTTAGAGTGTCAAGTTCTGTTGGATAAATCACATGTGTATAACCAATTACCTCTTCCCAAGTATAGTTTCTGAAGTCTCCCCAATGATAATTTAATCCTCTAAATCCCCATTTGTATACACCAACACAAGCAATCAGAGGATACTCATCATATTGAATTCTTGGTGTTTTTGCTTTATAAACGAAGGTATAATATTTTCCTGGAAGAGGTAGGACATCATATTCTTTTGCTATCTCAAGAATATCTAACATCATATCATCTTCATCTGTATAAGATGATATTTTATTGACAGCTTTCTCTGAAAATCTGTCGTCCTGTTTTTGGTATTCTTCTAGTTCTTCGTCATTCACGAACGTGCTGGGGGAAGTTGTCTTTGTTGTGCAGGGTTAAGTCTCTTCTGTGGTGCAGAGG